ATAAAAAGATGGGGTGGAGAAGGTGAGTTCTCACGATGAGCAGTCTGGCGGATAGTATCGTCGGCAAGAACGCCGCACCCCAATAGACTTATTTAGCCACATTTTCGTAAATGGTTTGAAAGTCGCTTTGTTCTGCAACCTCCTCCTCATAATTACGTTTGTGATAAGTCCTCGCCAATTTACGACTCAACTTCTTTGGGATTTCACACTCATCTTGCATTTTTTGTAGAACTTCTCGAATTAAATCTCTTTCCGATTCAATACGAGTAAGTGAGTTTGAGATTTCTTGAAGGCATCCCAGAACCTTTGCTTTGTCAAGTGCCATGATTATTCTCCAAATGTAGAACTGGACGCTTCAATTGCAATATAATATACAAGCGAAATACTTTTATGTTTGAATTGCGCCAGACCTTTTCTAGCAATCGCTACGTCGTACGAACCATCCATTAATTTAAAGTTTTCCACTTTCATAACAATACGAAATTTAGTACCATCTCCAGTTCCAATTTCTATTTTTGATTGGTCCGCAGAATCATCCTTAACGTCAGTTGCTACGAATTGAATTGTGGAACCATCACTCTCAAAAATGAAGTTTGGTGAAGCAGAAATTCCTGCTGAACGCTTCATCCAATCTAGATCTTCTTGCGACAAACTAAATGTACAATCAGCCTCACCAATTGTAATACTCTTTTCAGGTGGAGTGATTATAATTTTAGGTGAACAGTATTTAATAAAATCTGATTTCTTTTTGTTCTCCGTGGAGATATTGATTTTATCTTCATCAAAATCTAGATGCGCCTCTTTATAAAGCGATACCTTTGCAAGCAATTTATTTAAATCATAAAGAGCAAACTCTTTAGGAAAATTTTCTCCTATAGTTGCTTCTACAAAAATTGTTTTGAGAGGTGAAATGGTCTTAAGAATATTTCCCGACTTAAATTGTAAACTTTGATTTACAGTCGAGAAGTTTTTAAGAATTGCTATAGTTCCTTCAGAAAGTTTCATAATTAATATCCTCAATTTGCTCTACATTATTATATAACGAATCAACTATTTTGTCAACTCTTAGAGTCAACTCATTCAAATCACAATTATTATCCATCACAATGTCATAATGCGTACCAATCCAAGCCCACTCTGAATAATGTACATCTGGATATGCATTATGCATTAGTTCAAGTTTATTGCGTGAATTGCAATCTCTTGCTAAGTTATACCATTCAGGGTCATCGCCACGACGAACACGAATAACACTACCTCCAGAATTTTTGATGGCATTGATTTCATTTGGAAATCTGACATCTGCGATCACATAATTTCTTTCAGGTTCAAGTTCACATCGACGCAACACTGTATGAACCCAAAGATCAGGATGAAATACATCGCGCCCTGCTTCTGTACCCATCAACTGTAATGCAAGTCGTGGTGAAAATTCGCGACCAAGTTTCTTCGACCACCATTGATCAGATTGTTCACGCCATGCTCTCGATTCTGGAGTATCACCCTCAAGCAGTGTACGATCCCAACCAAAAACTGCAGCGCAAGAATCCTTAACACTAGTGGCAAAACTTTCTTTATAGAAATTATGTCGCTTTACCAAGAGATCAGCGACTGTGCCTTTTCCTGCTCCAATAAAGCCAACGAGTCCAACAATCATAATTTATTTTTACTTAGAGTGCACCAACGTAATTAGCAATGGCTGGCATATCACCTGTGAATGCATATGTTCCAATGTGATGTGTTTTCATCCAAGGGCAAAGCCAAATCTGACCACCCATGTTACGCCACCATTGACAGAACATATAATCTTCAGACAAATAACGATCGCTCTTACCATGATCAATTACAGTATCAAAATATGCGTGAATATAACGAGCACCATCAAAATTTGCTTGACCCACGTGATCTGGCTTATATCGTAATTCTGGATATCGATCGCGGAATTGATCAAACACATGACGTTTGATCATCATAAACCCTGTGCCAATTTCAAGAACTTCAATCGGTTCAGCAACACTGAATTTAACTGTTCCTGGTGCTGGATTGAACACAAAGTCACCTGCAAGTTTTTCAAGTTCAGCAACTTCAATATCGGGATGTCGCTTAACTGCTTCTTTAATAGTTCCCCATTTTATAGATTTTTTAGGATATGGAGCGCCTATAATATCTTTATCAAGAGCTAAACATGCAATGATGTCTCGTGGATCAAAATGAATATCAGCATCTATAAAGACCATGTGTGTAAAATTCTCAGATCGAAGAAACTCATCGACCAGATAATTTCTGGCTCTTGTGATTAATGATTCATTAAAAATAAATGAGAATTTAACCTCAACACCATATTGAGCGCATATTCCTTGTAAATCAAGGCATGCTTTTAAGTACATACCATGCGCCATACCACCATACATGGGTGTGGCAATAAACAATTTGTTTTTGCGTAATTGATCAACTGAAACTTCTAACTGCATAATTATTCACTCCAATTGTAAAAATTTTTAATATTGTCAATAATCTTTTTTTGGTCGTCTAAATTTTCGTTGACCATTGTCTCTATATAGTTCATGAGTGTTAGAGAACTCATGATATTTGAGATCTTTGTTGCTCGGGAATTCTTAAATTTATCATCTTGATCATCTTTACGATCGATATGTCGTTGATCCAATGTGCTTTTCTTTACTGTTAGAATTAGAACCTTGAAGTCATCAGCGAACTTTTCCTGTAAAAAGTCCAGCATCTTTCCATTGAATAATCGATCACCCTCGAAAATTACGTTTACATCATCAGCATGAGACATCTGATCTTCAAAAAATTTGATTGCATCTGGCTGCACTGCCATTGACAAGCGATCAGTTCCCTGAAATGTGTTCCCATCGTTTTCATATTTACCAAGAATAAAAAGATTTAATTTTTTAGAATACATGGCATCTAAAAGTTTTTGTGGCTTGACAAGACGCCAATCGTTTGCCATGGAAATTAGTTTAAACATCACTGTGGTCTTACCAGTTGCTGGTTCACCACCCATTGCAATTACTTTTACCATATTACTTCTAGACCTTCTCTCGCTGGTTCTTCATCATGAAACATCCAATCTAGTTTTTCTATTCTACCTGTTCTTACATAATAAGTAAACTTTTCTGGCTTTATATTTTGTCGTTGAGCAAGCGATTGTAGTAATGTTTCTTGACGTGCTTGCCACAATACATTCCACTCAATTCCGTTCCAATCATCTTTTTCTGCTTGCTGAATTTCTTCAGATTGTCGATCTAGATAATAGCCAAGATATCGCCCATGGTGTTCACGAAAGATTTTCTTGAAGGAGCAAAGACATGTTTCCATTGTATAGAAATCAATTTGATTGCTCAGCTCAGGAAATCTAAATCGTGTTTCCTCCAGAATTTCTCTTGCTCTACTTTCAAGGTCATTATATTCTGATGCAGTGAGTTTTGTATTGAGTTTGTTATCTTCGCCGAGGGCAAAATGCAAACCATTACGATGTGAACGAGACCCTGAATAATCATCCAGCATGAGGCTAGTAGGTATACAAGAAACTCCAGCAGTATGACGGAGATGCTGCATATAAAACCAAGTGGAATAGCGACCAAATTTATGAAGAGAGTTTTTAATATTATTCCAGAGGTTGTCAAAAGTCTGCTTTTCGTTGTCTCCATAGTAACTCTCCAAAACTTCACGTTGCGTTTTTTTGCCAATAAATTTTTGATAAGATTCAAACATGGCTGGCAAATGACCTTTGTTCCACTTTGTATCAGTTTGATACCTCAGTCTTTTATAGTTGTGACTATTCCACCAAGAGATACGATCCACAGTGGCGAGTTCATAGTCGGGGAACTCATTCTTGAGAACCCATGCAGTTGGTAGTTGATAGGTGTTACCATACAACCACGCAAACCATAGACGCTCCTCGTCATTGTGTTCGTATCTTCGGTGGAGATAGTTTGTTAACCATACTGCTGGATCACAATCATCGAATTTCATCGACCATGCATACCAACGTATGAATTGCTCACGCCTTTCTTTAGTTGTTGAACGCAGGAAGGACATCAATGGTGACATCAAGTTGCATATAGTTAATCATATCACGAAGTTTATCAATATGCTTCTCTTGATCTTCAATCGCAAGTTCGTTCTTGTTCTTGAAGTAGAGAACAATGGCACCTTTCTTTTTCTTCACATTATACATACGGTGTGCAATGTAACCAAGAGCCACAGCGTGTTCTGCTTTAGAAGCAGTCGCATGAATCGCAGCAGTGCCTTTGAGTTCATACTTCTTGACTTTGTAATTGTTCAGATAATGATCGTCATAAGCAATTAGATTATCCTGATATTTAAGAGCATTCTGCTGAGTCTCAAAGTCATTCAGAATTGAACGAAAGATACCGCTCAACTTCTTCTTGTCTTCAGTAATTATAGAGAATCGCTCATAGATCAATTCACGAGCACTATCAACTGCCAATTGATCAGAAAGATCAATCCCTTCGCGAACCAAAAAGTTATTAATGTTTCGCTTAATGTCAGCATCTGTATTCGTCTTTCGAACAACAAAGTCTTCCTTGTTCTCAAGCATACCAAAAAGATCATAGTTTGAAAGACGAGTTTCCTTGTCAGCGCCAAACTCTGTCTCATTAATATACACGACAGGAATTTCTTTCAACTCTGTTCTTGATACTGCTTCGAGACGATTGTTGCCATTCAAAATTGTATATACAATTTTGCCTTTGACACGAGAGACAACGACAACAACTGGGTCTTTGAGAATCCATTCCCAAGCATCTTTCGGATTTTGATCAAATCGCGATCTAATTTTACGAACGAGGTTAGGGTCAATTTTTTCTTCACGAATCTGATTACGCTCATATCCGTAAACAACTTTGACACACCCAAGAACAATTTTATATAAACCAGACTTGATTGCATCATGAATCCTTGTCACCGTTGCTTTATCTTCAGTGAATCGATCAGTAGGAACAATACCGTTCGAACGACCCTCAATCCAATCAACAACTAGTTGTTTGTGCTCAACAGTGAGCAGTGATTCATCAACACAATGAGCATTGTTTGATTTATTGTAGAATTTTTTCTTATTCCAAGACATGCCATAATGAAGACCAAACCACTCAATCGTCTGAGCAAGATCATCTTGAAAAGCATCGCCTTCGAACAATAAAAACTGTTCTACTCCTCCTTTATAGTAATCGTCCCAAAACTGAGGATTACTGATTGATGAAATATAATCTGGTTTATCAGTCTTTGATGACTTATAGCCAATATTCATCATTCCGCTTACGATATTGCGGTATCCATACACATAACACTTCTTCGATGTTAACATTTTTTTTTACCTCTTCAGCAAATAACATTATGCTATATTCGTTGCATCATATTCATCATATTGCGCAACACAGATATTATACATCAATCAATGACAAGAGTAAATGACAATTTTAAATAAAAATCTCACGAATTTCGTTAGGTGCATAAACTATTACACACCCACCTTTACCTTTGCGAGTTATGGCTTTTGTAATGATTGGATCTGAGAAATCATATATCCCATCAGCAAAATTGTTGCCATTG